TGGACCAGTGGAGGGGCGGGCCGTACAGCGCCACCATCTGCGCCTGCGACTTCCCTTCGTGCTGGTACTTCTGGTGGTGCCACTGGCAGAGCGCGTACCCAAATGCGTGGCCGCGCCGAATATTTCCGGACTTGCAGTGGTTGTATTCGCAGCCGTAATTCACCCGGTGCAGCGGCATCAGCCCGTTGATGTAGGCCATCAAGCACGCCATGCAGGGACCTTCCTTGGCCGCCTCGATTCGGGCCGCTTCGGCGGCAGTTGGCGGCGGCGCCTTCGACCACATCAGCGCGCGCCCTGGTCGGCCAGCCGCCAGCCGTGCTGCCAGGCTTGAGCCTTCTCGCTCAGCGGCCCCGCCCTGCGGTTGGCGCCGTCCTCGGTCTCGCATTCGACCCACACCAGATGCGGGTTGTCGCTCAGGCGCTGCCCGTTGAGCCGCGCGGAGTAGCCGGCGTTGATCTGCACGGCGAACTTGCTGCGGGTGCTGAATGCGGTGAAGTCCATCACGCCCTCGCCAGCTCATGGGTGCGCGGAACCGTGAAGCCCGCAGCGCGCGCGTGCCCGCCACCGCCGTACAGCTTGGCCACCTCGCTGACGTCCACGCCCTGGTCGGTCGAGCGCAGGCTGAACACCCGGCCGCCGTCCTTGTCGTAGTAGCAGGCTGCGAACGGCTGGCCCTTCGCCATCAGGTGCCCAGCATCGCTCGCCAGGGTGTACGGCAGGCTGGCCACCGGCACGTTGTAGTGGCCGATCACCATGTGACGCTTGGCGACCTGCACCAGCTCGGCAACGTCCTTGTGATGCTTGCGCTCGATCGCCACGCCCTGAGCGCGCAGGGTCTCTACTGGCGTGGTGGCCAGCAGGTCCCACACGCCGAACTCATAGGGGTAGCTGAAGACCGCCGCCTGGATCTCCCGGGTGCCGGACAGCGCGAACCGCCACAGGTCACGGTCTTCGACGTAATCGATCAGCTCGGGCCGCGGCACGCCCGGATGGAAGAAGTCCCATGCGATGCCGGCGCCGCTGCGGTGCTGGTCGAACAGTGCGTAGACCACAGCCTTACGCACGCCGCCGGCGTCCAAGTTCGATCGGCACCCGATCACGCGCTCCCACGTCCACGGTTGGGTTCCACCGCCCGCGTCCATGCGGACAACCGTCAAAAACTCAGCCGCGGTCCTGCACTCAGCCGTCAGCACTTCCTCTGCGGTCTTGTGGTGGTCCAGCACCAGGATCGAGCGTGCGACCTGCTGGAGCTCCAGCATCACGTCCCGGGGATAGCAGAAGTCCACCAGCACCAGGTCGCGGCCCGCAGCCTGCGGCGGCGGCGCGCCGTGCACGGCCGGGTGGAAGTCGCAATCCATCGCCCGGCGGACGGCCCACGCAGCGGTGAACCCGTCGGCGCAGTTGTGGTGGTAGATGACCAGTGGTTTCATCGGGCGGTTGCTCCTTTCGATTGGGTAGCGCGGCGGCGCCGCGGCGACCTGCTGCATTTGCGGGCATCGGCTTCGAGGCGCTTCGCCTCGGCCAGATAGTGTTCGTGCCGCTCCTGCCGGATTGCGGCGGTGAACTGGCGCTGCTTCAGCGCCTCGTCGGCCGATTCGCGGTAGGCCTTGGCCAGCTTCCTGAGCGCGGGGCCCTGCAGGCGCGGGTCGTGCTTGAAGATGTCCAGCTGGTTGTTGTCCGAGCGCATCAGGCAGCGCTCCCGAACCCCAGCTCCGCCGCAGCGCGCGCCATGGCCTCACGGGCAGCCTGCCGATCTCGCACCGAGACCACTCCAGCCGCGACCGGCGGCAACGCCAGCGCCGGTTCCGGCACAGACTTTCCGTCCACCACATGCCGCACGGCGCGCTCGTAGGCGTCCTGCAGCATGCGCGACTGGTTGTAACCGTCCTCGCTCGCGTAGACGTGCAGGTCCAGCAGCGATCGCACCAGCACCGTGAAGCCGCACTGTGCACGTCCTGGGCGGGTCTCCTGCTGCACCTGCGCCAGCGCGGGCACGTCGAAGCACAGCGCGCGGAAACGCGGCGGGTTGGGTGGCCAGTCCAGAGCATCCCGCATGCAGGCCGACAGACCAGCTGCGAGCTTCTTCGGGCTCAAACCGGTGATGACATGGAGCCATACCTCGCCCGCCGTCGTCAGCGCGCCGCTCTGCGCCACCGGCGCCGCGCCGTTCGCCCGGGCCCACTTCCCCGGGAACATCGCCGCCATCCGTTCCCACAGCGTCCACAGGGCTGCCACAGCGCGCGGGTCCGGGTCAGCCGACGACAGAGAATTCGGCGTCGACGATTCCTGCGACGCCAGCGTGGCTACCGCCGCCATGCTGTCGCTGTTGCTGGCTTCGCTCGTACTGCTCGCGGAGCTGGGTGACGTGGTCGGCAGAACCGTGGTGAGGCTGCGCATGGGCTGCTCCGGCGGATTGGTGGGCAATGGGGACAACCGGCAGCGCCAGGCCGGCGGCCATGGTCTGCCTCAGGGATTCGTTGGCGTCATGGCCGGCCGCGATCAGCGCGGTCAGCTGGTTGCGGACCTGCAACCAGCCCTGGACGGAAAGCGGACGGCGGCAGGCGCGGCGGTGACGGACGAACCGGGTCAGGACTTCACGGTCGACGCCCTCGGGCACCACGCCGTACCCGGCCAGTTCCGCCGACTGCTCCAACTCGGTCAGCGGTCGCTCACTCGCCTCGCCCGCCGCCTCGCGGTGTGAGGGTTGCTCTTGGTTGCTTTTGGTTGCTCTTGGTTCGGGTGCAATAGCTGTTGCACCCTTTGAGGGCACTTTTTGCACCCTTTCCGACGCCGTTTTGCACCCTTGGACGCCCTCTTTTGCACCCTTCGCAAAGGGTGCAATTTCTGCACCCTTCATCCATTCGGGGTTGATCCGGTACTGCCGCGTCCGACCACCCTCGCCGAAGCCACTACGGCGGCCGCCGATCCCTGAATTGACCAGGACAAGCCAGCCTGCGGCCTCCATGCGGCGGAGCTGGTACTGCACCGACCGTTCGGACTGGCGCGTCTTCGCCGAGAGCCGAGCGATCGACGGGAAAATGTGCGTGCCGTCATCGTGTGCGTGGTCCGCCAAAGCCAGTGCCAGCAGCATTTCGCCGCCGCCGTTGGGGTATCGGTCGAAGACCATGCCTGTAACCCTTGCGCTCATCGTTACAGCCCCAGCGCCAGGTTCTCGCCCGGGGCCACCGGCCACCACGTGCAAGCGCTGCGGCCACTGACCGGACACGGCATGGCGGGACCACGCCAGACCTGCTCGGCCTTCAACAGCTCAGGCAGGCGGCGCGCGAGCATGTAGCGGTCCAGGCCGGTCACCTGGGCCAGCTTCATGCTGGTCAGCCCCGGGTGCAGCTTCACCGCGGCGGCCGCTTTGGCCTGCTGGTCCTTCTGGATGCCGCTGGCGGCGATGAAGTCCGCAGCGGCGTGGCTGGTGCCAAGGTCGGTATTGCGTGCAGGGTGGTTCATCGGGTGGTCCTCGCCGCAGGGTTGCCCTTGGCTGCAGCGCGCGCCACGTTCCGCTCCAGGCGATGCGCCATCGTTCGCAGCGCGCGTGCCTCGCTCACCATCAGCGCTGCCTCGTCGCTGTCGATGTGCCGGTCTGCCATCGCGTCCACGGCGGTGCCGGTCAGGCGCCCTACCCGCGTCGTGATCTCCAGCAGCTTGAGCTGTACCGCCGCGACCTCATCTGCCCAGCCGCCTTCAGGCGCCGGCGGAACCACGTCAACGGCCATACCGAAACGCCCGGCCAGCGCCTGCATCCACTCTAGGGCGTACTCGCTGCCGCCGGCCTTCTCCTGCATCCACTCGGTCAGCAATTCGGCGATCTCTATCGACACCGACTCACCTTCCAGTCCGCGCAGCTTCGCGCGCAGGGTTTCGGGGTGCATGGTCTTGCCACGGCGGTCGGCCAAATAGGCAGCGGCGTCAGCCACGCCGCCGGGCGTCTTGCGCACCGAGTTGTAGAGGACGTCGAGCCAGTTGAGGTTGGAGGTGCGGCAGGTCATGGTTCACCTTGGGAGTACGGGTGTTTCAAGGTTTCGGGTCGAGTCCGGGCGGCGCACGATTGGCGCCATGGACGAAATCGACTCAAGGACGCGGGGTGTCGCCCTTCTTGCGATACGCTGGATGTGCCAACAACACAGCCCGCAAGGAGGGCGACATGAGCGAAGAAGAATCAGCAAACCTGCGAATGATCCTGGGAGAAAGCCACGCGCGAATTGCTCGACTGGAGATCGCCTTCCAGGCCCTCGTTACGACGATGGCCGACGCCAAAACGCTGCCGGCGAACTTCGCCGACGCTTTTGCGGCGCGGAGCCGAGAGCACGCTGCAGGTGTGCAGAACGAAACCTTCAGCAAGAACTTGACTGCCTTCTCCGAGCAATGGGCGCCGATGTTTGCCGCGCTCACGAAGCACTCGTCGGGCAGCTAATCGCCCGTGCGACCTGCTCATCGTTGGAGCGCCGGGTAGCGCGCTCCAACTTCAGGAGCATCTGCGCGGCGGCCGCCTCGGCGGCCCTGCGCTCTTCCAGCTCTACCTGCGAAGGCTTGTTCAACCAATCCCGCAGCCAAAGCCGGGGGTTCCACTTGTCGGACAGCGCGCGCATGTCAGGCCACCTGTACTTGAATGACGCGCTCGGCGTCGGGATCGTCTGGGGCCGCAGCGGCGGCCGGTTGGTCGGGCTGGTGCCCGAGAAGCTGCAACACCTGCGGCAGTGCCGGGACGCCCTGCTCCTCCGGCCAGGCCTCTACGTCAGCCGCCGGAAGCTGCAACACCTTGGCCAAGTGGGCATCGGTCTTGAACCCGAACTTCGCTCGCAGCGCGCGCTTGCTCAAACGGCTGTCGATCAGCGCACGCATGGCCTGATGATCAGTCTTCACGCAAGGGCCGAAGATGAGCGGCTCCTTGGGGACCCGCTCCGGCCCGAGTCGGTCGGTCTCGCGCTCGATGGTTGCGGCAAGCTCAGGGCTAGGCCGCTTCCCCCTCCATCGCCTTGCGATCTGCCACAGGTACTCCGGGCTGGTGCCGCACGCTTCAGCGAGTGCAACCCGGCGGCTCATATCCGCGATGTAGGTGAGTAGGTCCATGGGCCTTACATTAGCCGCAGGCTATTCAAATCGCAATAGCCAAAAGCTCATTGGCATGGATAGCCTTTCGCTATTCAATAGCCGGATGCGCACAGTCGAAGAAATCCGCCGCCAGAACCTTGTAACTCTCATCGCCGAGAGAGGTGGACAACGGGCGTTTGCCGAGGCTGCCAGGATTAAGAATCCTGCTCAGGTCAGCCAATGGGTCAACCGCAGCCCGAATGCCACAACGGGCAAGCCCCGGGTGATGTCTGGAACCACAGCGCGCGCCATTGAGTCTGCGCTGGGGCTGACCACCGGATGGATGGACACCCATCATGGCGACGAGAGTCCCGTCGTCTCACAAGTCTTAGAGACTGAGACCCCGGCAGGCTATGTTCGCTTCGACTTGTTCGAAGGGGGTGCGGGTATGGGCGCGGGTTTGGTGAATCAGGACTACCCGGAGGTGGTGCGCACCATAGAGGTTGCCGAATGGGAGGTGCGCAAGAAACT